AAAAGCGTGAGGATGTGCTTTCCGTTGATGCAGGTCTTTTTCGGGTAAAAGGTGCTCACTTCCTCGTCATTCATTTTGTAGATGACGGTCAGTTCGCTCTCCCCTGCTTCCGAAAACGTAAAGTCCACATTTTTTACAGAATCCCCATCCGGCACCGTTCCCGTTATGGTCCTTGTGACCGTATCGTTCGATACTTCAAAAAGTACCTCCGCGAAAAAGCTGGCTGTGGTTTCTTCCTTTGCCGTAAATGTTATCGCCATGATCTCCGTTGCCTTGTCCCCGATGGTGAACGCCTCGGCATTCGTAAAGTTATAGACCACGATTTTCCCGGATTCGATCTGGTTCAAAAGCCCCGCGATGTTCTTGTCCGTCTTGCTCTTGGCACCCGCCAGTCTCGGATTCTTCCCCACACCTTTTAAAGTGTGTTTCCCATTGATCTTATAGGTAATGCTCGTGATGGCGGACACCTTGGTATCGTCCGCATGACCGCCGGAGAAACGCAGCACGTCCATCGGGTCAAATGCAGGATTCCCGATGGTGTCGGAATCAAACGGCACATAATTTACTACCGCTATGCTGTTCAGAATTTTGGTGATGATCCTCTTCCTTGTGCTTTTCAGTCCAAACTGTAGAAGGGGATTGACGCCAAGGTTATATGTCAGCCCGTCATCCGTGTCCAGCGCATAATATTCCGATTCCTCCGTCATCATATTGGTGGAATATACACCCGTGTACCTTGTGACGAAATCGGAATATGAGCTGTCATAGCGGTGCCTGCTCTTCACCTCTGCTACCGGGGTAATCCCGTATTGTAAAAGTTCCAGTTTTCCTTCCCGGTTTATCTGGCAGACCGCACCGAGCACCTGCGCCACATAATAGATAAGGTCACGGTAGGTTTCCATGTCATTGTCGGAATAGACTCCGAGGGTTTCCTTCCCATTTGGCATGGCTTCGATTTCCGCCTTCGTCTGCGCCAGCTCCACCTTGCACTCCGAACACGCCATCAGTAGGAAACTGTACGCCGTTCCGCTTGAGGAATTCAGTTTCAGGCTTTTGTCAAACCGGAGCATATAGTCGTATGCCTTGATTTCCAGACAGCGGACGCTCCGGTTTGCCTCGCTGACCTCGAACACTCCCATCGGCACGGCTTCCTCGCTCCCGTCCGTGTACTGCAGATGGAAATATATCCGTATCTCTGCATCCTCCAGGGTATAGCGGTCGATATCCGAAAAAAGCGTGATGCCGAGTTCCGCTGCATACACCGTCCCCAGCTCTATCTCCGTACTTCCGCAGCACTGCCTTGTGATATAGCCGGAGCCTTTGAGGATATCCTTATTCCCAAAGGTGTACTCCTTCTTGCCCTTGGTGACGATGTTTCCCGTCCAGTAATATCTCCTTGAATTTTTCTCTATTTCCGCCATGAATGCTTCCGAAACAGGATACACGCCCACCACCTCCTAAAATTCATAAAGGGTAAATGATACCGACCATAATCCCTTGTATGAGGTATCCTTATAGAGCTTTGACTTAAAGCCCTTGATGTACATTTCCGCAGCCTTCAGTTTCAGATCCTCCGTGTCAAAATATTCCACCGCCAGCTTGTCCGTCTTGGAAAAAGCCGTCAGTTTCTTAAGCCACGCCGGACTCACGCTGAAGGAGACCGCTATGGTGACCACTCCCGTCCTTACCACGTCACGCTGGGTGATTCCTGCCTCCGTCTCCCCTCCCGTGTCCGCCTCCACGTCACTTAATGACACTTCGTAGGAATCCGGCAGGGGGAGTGGCGTCCCGCCGATTTTCAGATAATCCGTAAAAGCCATCTATCTTCCCCCGCTTCTTAAATTTGCCCTCTGCTGGGCATTGATGATAACCTCGTCAAGCATCGTGCCGCCAAGGTAGACCGGAATGACGATATCCCCTCTGTCCCCGGACATCTGGCTGATGGCATCCGTGATGGCTGCCGTAAGCCCGGAAATGCTCGCGCCCTGTCCTGCGTCCGTCTGGGAATCCGAGCCTGTCATTTCTGCCGACACCTTCGGATTGATGACCATGTCCTCCGCGACGCCGTCCATCGCGTCTGCCACCAGTCCCTTGCTCTTTTCGATGCCCTTTGCCAGCCCTTCCATGAAGTCCGGCATCCATGATTCGTAGTCGGTCAGCGGTCCCTCATCCGGTACGGAGAAGTGGAGGAAGGACTTGATCTTATCCGCCACGCTCTTTGCTGCATCCCCGACCTTGCTTATGCAGGACTTGATTCCGTTCACGATTCCCATGATCAGGTCCTTGCCCCATGTGAGCGCCTGTGATGCAAGCCCCGTCACATGGTCCTTTACCTTTGAGAACCCGTCCTTCACCGCGCCGAACACATTTGACATTGCCGTCTTTATGCCGCCGAGGATGTTGGAAAATATCGAGGACACCACCGTCTTGATTCCGTTTACGACCGTGCTGACCGTTGTTTTTATGGTATTCCATACCGTGCTGATGACAGTCCTGATTCCGTCCATTACCGTTGTCACCACGGATTTGATGGCATTCCACACGTTCGTGATGACCGTCTTTATGGCATTGACCGCCGTGGTGATGACTGTTTTGATGGTGTTCCATATCGTGGTGAACACACTCTTGATGGCATTCAGCACCGTGGTGATGACCGTCTTGATGGCATTCCATGCCGTGGAAAGAAACGTCCGGATTGCACCGACCACTGTTGTGATGACCGTCTTTATCCCGTTCCATACTGTTTCCGCGACTGTCTTTATGGCATTGAAGATGGTTTCGACGACTGTTTTATACGCATTGAAATAAGTCGTGACCGCTGTCTTTATCGCTTCCATCACCGTGGTGAATATGGTCTTGATTCCCTCCCACAGAGAGGAGAAGAACGAGGAGATTGCTCCCCACACCGTTTCCGCCACAGACTTGATTCCCTCCCACACGTTCGCGAAAAAATCCTTGATGGCATTCCATACCGCAACAGCCACGTCCTTGATGCCGTTCCAGAGGTCGATCCAGAACTGCCGGAAATCCTCGTTCGTATTCCACAGATAAATGAATGCCGCCACAAGCGCCGTGATCGCGGCAATGATAAGGAATATCGGATTGGCGAGCATGGTTGCGTTCAGCGCAGCGAACGCGCCCTTTACCGTATTGATGACTCCTGCCACTTTCGGAACAATCGTCATGATGGTTCCGACAGCCGATATCACCTTGCCGACTACTATCAGCACCGGAGCGAGAGCCGCCACCACAAGGGCTACCGTCACAATGACCTTCTTCGTTCCTTCGTCCATGCTGTTCAGCTTATCCACGAACTTCTGGAGGAAGCTGACGATGGATTTGATGGCGGGCAGTAACAGTTCACCGAAGGAGATCGCCAAGCCCTCCAATGCCGACTTTAAAATGGTGAGCTGTCCCTGCAGGTTATCAAGCTGTGTGTCCGCCATCTGCTCTGCCGCTCCGCCGCTGTCCGTGATGGACTGCTGCAGGTCATCCCATGTGTCCCCGGTATTGGCAAGCAGGGCATTCACGGAGGACAGGTCTGTCTTATTGAAAATGTTGCTGATGATGTTCGACTTTTCCTCGGAGGTCATGCCATCCATACTGGTATTGAGGTCGCCAAGGATATCATTCAAGGATCGCATATTTCCTTCCGAGTCGTACACCGACACACCAAGGGTATCAAGGCAGGATGCCGCAGTATCTGTCGGGCTTTGCAGGGAAAGTATCACATTCCTCAGATGCGTACCGCCCTCTGCTCCCTTGATGCCGTTATTGGCAAGGATGCCGAGTGCCGTATTCAGCTCCGCCGTTCCGCCCTTGATGGATTTTGCCGTAGCGCCGATGGTGAGGATTCCCTCGCCAAGCTGTGACACCGAGGTGTTGGTGGTGGATGCCGTCTTTGCCATCTGGTCGACCATCGTCCCGGCATCATCCACGCCCATGCCGAGCGCTGACATTGCATCCGTCACCATGTCCGATGCCGATGCAAGGTCGATGTCACCTGCCGCCGCGAGATTCAGCACGGTCGGCAGCGTATCGCACATTTCCTGCGTATCATATCCGGCAAGCGCGAGGTAGTTCAATGCCTCTGCACACTCGCTTGCGGAGAACGCCGTCTCCGACCCCATCTGTTTCGCCAGTTCTGACAGCTTATCCATCGTGTTTACGGACTGCCCGTCCACCGTGGACATGGCATCCTTGCTAATGCCCATGGTCGCCTGTACCTGCGACATGGAGGACTCGAAGTTTGCCGCCGTCGTGACTGCCGCCGTCCCAAGCCCCGTGACCGCCGCCGTTGCCGGGAGCAGACTCGTTCCGGCGGAGGAAATATTGTCCCCGACAGTCTTCAGCTTTTCCCCGGTGGCGGAAATCTTCTGCAGAGCCGTGGCAGACTGGTTCGCCTGCTTTTCAAGGTTCTTAAGGTCCTGTTCTGTTTCGACGATTTCCCTTTGGAGCGCGTCATACTGCTCCTGCGAAATGTCCCCGTTCGCAAGCGCCGTGTTCGCCTGTTCCGCCGCCGTCTTTAAGGTCTCTAATTTTTCCTTTGTTTCCTTAACCGCATCTGCGAGGAGTTTTTCCTTCTGTGCAAGGAGCTCGGTGTTGCCGGGGTCCATCTTCAGCAATTTTTCGACATCCTTGAGCTGGCTCTGCG